TTGCCAATTGGGACCAAGTAAAAGCCTGGTTCACTCTATTATGGGAAGACCCTAAGGCAGCACTCGGCCAATTCTATGATTGGGTTATGAGTAAGCTAGGAGGTCTGTTTGATTGGATTAGTGAAAAATGGGAATGGGTTAGATCTATTTTCAGTAAACCAATTCAAGCAAGAGTAGAAGGCACGGCAACGGCGAATGGGCAATCCGTACAGCATAATGCAAAAGGCGGTATTTATGGGAAAGGCGCATTCCTTACTACGTTTGCCGAAGAATCGGATGAAGCTGCGATTCCTATCAATGGTACACCAAGGGCCGAAGCATTATGGCGTCAAACAGGCGCTATGATGGGGCTGTTTCCAGATGAAGGTAACTCTGCTGTATCCGTATCAGCACCAATCAACATCACTATTAATGGTAATGCGGATGCAAGTGCTGTACAACAAATTAAAAGTGCTGTAGGCGGAGCGATAGATGACCTAGAAGCAAGACTTGCTGAAATCCAAAATCGGAAAGGACGTGTAAGTTATGCCTAGTAATTTGCGTTATGTTACTGTCAAACTGCAGTATGACCAAAAAGACATCACACAAGACCTGGTTCCGTATTTAAAGGATTTCAGCTTTAACGATGTCATGTCGGGAGAAGCTGACGATATATCAATCACACTACACGATATAGAAGAGCTTTGGATGTCCGACTGGTTTCCTGAAAAAGGGGCGAAGTTAACCGCATCAATTATATTCCACAACTGGAATGAACTCGGGGACGAGATAGAAATGAAATGCGGACAATTTGAGATTGACGAGATAACTTGCAAAAATCCACCGCACGAGGTCACCATAGGGGCTGTTAGTGTTCCAGATGAATCCAAGTTAAGAGGGGAATTGAAGAGTAAGTCATGGGAGAAGACTACACTCAAATCTGTTGCGGAGGAGCTCGCAAAAGGTGCGGGGCTTGAATTGTTTTATGATACACCCGAAACAATCAAATTAGATAGGGTCGAGCAGTCGGACCAATCTGATTTAGAATTCTTGATGAAAGTCTGTAAGGATAACGGACTGGCGCTAAAGGTTTCGGATAAGCAAGTGATTATTTTTGATGAAATAAAATTTGAAACAGAAAAAGTAGTCGCAACGCTAATTAAGGGGCCAATGCCTACAGACCTTACAGAAGAACAAATTAAGGAGCTTGGGGAAGTCATTCCTTATCAAGGTAGCTATTCTTTAAAGACGTCATTAAAGGATGTGTATTGGGGATGCCACGTGAAGCATAAGAGTACTAAGCAAAAGAGTACTATTGAGTATACGTTTAAGGACCCCCACAAAACGCAAGGCAAGATATTACAAGTTAACCAGAGCTGTGAAACACAGGCGGAAGCGGAACGTTTGGCCAAGAAAAAACTACGAGAAAAGAACAAGAATGAAATCACCGGTTCTGTAGCTATGCTTGGCCATATCGTGCTGGCTGCATCAGCCACAATCAATTTAAAAGGATTCGGTAAATTCGACGGTAAGTATATCATTAGTAAATGCTCCCATAAGGTAGGGGGCGGATATACACAAAGCCTAGATATAAGGAGGTGCTTAGATGGATATTAGTGTGGCGTTAAAAAATTTAATTCGTGACGGAATCGTATCCAGTACGGACCCCTCTACCATGACGGCAAGAGTAACATTTCCGGACCGCGATGATTTAGTCTCATATCCACTCGAAGTACTTTCACACGGATCACAAGACAATAAACATTACTGGATGCCCGGTGTTGGCGAACAGGTATTGTGTTTGTTTCTACCTCAAGATAATAATTTGTCCCAGGGCTATATCTTAGGCACTACGTATAATGCCAAGGATAAGCCCTCTTTTAATGGGCAGAATATCCACGGCATTAAATTTGCGGACGGCTCGACCGTGTCATATGATGCGGACGGTGGAGGCCTTGTTATTAATTGCACCGGTAATTTAACTATCAATGCTCCTTCAGGGGATGTAGTGGTTAACGGAATTAGTTTAGTGTCTCACACGCACGGTGGTGTTGTTCCTGGAGGCGGAAGCACAGGCACGCCGAATGGATAGGAGGTGAGTAACATATCTTTATTTAGTAAATTAGGTAGTACTGCTGCCAACTATAAGAAGAATCTTAATTCGCAAGGATTAAAGAATTTACAAAATACACAATTAGGCGATGTGGCTTACTCTCGCCTATCTAATTTAGCTGATAAGTTTGGCCTGGGAGGATACCTACCGCAACGCCAATTAGGGAGCTTTGGAAAAATTGTGTTTGTGACATCATCCCATACGGTGCGTACGTTCGATGCATTGGCACGGAATATCAACGCCCGAACAGCGTCTCATGAAATTATAGGGCAAAAGCCGATACTTGAATTCTTGGGACCTGATGCGGATGATATTTCTTTTACGATGAACTTTAATAAGCTATTGGGCGTTGACCCTCTAAAAGAAATTGAAGAGGTGGCCAAGATGTGCCGCGAAGGGCAAGCCGAACAGTTGATTATTAATGGTAAGCCATTTAGTGAGCACAAATTATTGATTACCAGTATAAGCGCAGCTATGAATACGATTGATAATCGAGGTAACGTCCTATCCGCATCCATTAATGTGTCACTGAAGGAGGCCCCGGATATTCCTAAAGTTGTAATCACACCTAAACAAGGAGGCGATACAAATGCAAATTGACGTAAGCGCTCGCCTTGATGGCATTGACTTTGCCCCCAAGGATATTCTTACTGAGATTATTCAAAATGTGCGAACCATTATTTCTACAACGCAATTTTCCGTACCCCTTGATAGGCGATTCGGTATAGATGGTACCGTTATTGATTTACCTTTACCGGTAGCAATGGCCAGGATAACTGCAGAGGTGATTCGGGCCATTACTGAATACGAGCCACGATGCAGAGTTGTGTCCGTTGACTTTGAAAGTACAGAAGCAACAGATGCGGAAGAAGGACATTTGCTGCCTAAGGTATCGATTGCTATAAAAGATGAATGGCTAGAAAGTGTAGGTGGCTATGAATCAGTATAGAACAATCCAAGGGGATATGTGGGACGGTATCGCATTTAAAGTGTATGGCAACGAAGCTTACATGAATGTACTGTTAGAAGCTAATCAAGAGTACGCTCAATATGTGATATTGCCCGCTAACCTTATTTTGAAATGCCCTGATGTAGATATAAGGGCGACTATTAATTTACCACCGTGGAGGCGATAATAATGAATTTACCCGAAATCAACTTTGTCACGGCGGATAAAGAAGCCGTTGAAAAGGAAATATTCGCCCTCTACACCTCTGTTACTGGGCGAAAGTTAGCACCGGCGGACCCTATCCGTTTATTCTTATTAGCGATTACCAACATTGTGATTTTATTGTTAAACCGCATCAACGATACGGGCAAGCAAAACCTATTGGCCTATGCTAGGGGTAATAACTTAGACCATATCGGCATTGCGTTAGGCGTGGAACGCTTACAAGCTACGGGCGCAGTCACTACTATGAAGTTAACGGCATCAATGGCAAGGCCCGAAGGCATAGCCATTCCTAAAGGTACGCGCTTTTCTTCAGGTGATAACGTGTTTTTTGCACTAACTGAACCTTACTACTTATCAGCTAATGAAACCACGATACAAGTAAAAGCCGTGTGTACGGAAGCCTCTGCCAAAGGGAACGACTACCCAGTAGGGTCGATTACCACTCTTGTGGATCCGATTCCATATATTGCAAGTGTAACCAATATTACAATCTCAGAAGGTGGTGCTGACACTGAATCAGATGATGCATTCCGCGAACGTATTAGAGAAGCACCTGAAAGCTTCTCTTGTGCTGGCGCCGAAGGTGCGTATGAGTTTTTCACAAAAAAGGCATCCGCTCTTATTAGTTCCGTAAAAGTGGTATCACCTAAACCAGGGGATGTAGTTGTATATCCTGGTCTAGTATCGGGGGAAATTGCTGGAGAAGAAATTCTTAAATTAGTGGAAGCCACTCTCACCGATAAGAAGGTGCGGCCACTTACTGATAATGTGTCTGTAAAAGCGCCAATTGCTAAGAATTATAGTATCGATATTCAGTACTACATTGATTCGGATAATTCGTATTACGCTGACACGATTAAGAGTCGAGTCGATGCGGCGGTTACGGATTATATACAATGGCAATCCGGGAAAGTAGGGCGTGACATCATTCCGTCTGAATTGATTCGCCGGGTAATGGAAGCTGGGGCTAAACGTGTTAGCGTAACATCCCCTGTATTTACCGTTGTAAAAGACGGCAAGAAGGAAGATGGATACCAAGTGGAATTGGCGCAGTGTACTGGTAAGACTATCACATATGGAGGTGTAGAGCATGAATGATCTCTACAAATTCAAATTAAAGGATACTCTGCCAAGCTCGATTGCTAATGATGCTAATGTTCAAGCCTTAGCTGAAGTGGTTACGTTGAAACTTATGGCGTTGATGCCGTTCGTGGATAGACTAACTATCTTGTCGCATCTTAATGAATTAAGCACGCCAATACTTGACGAGTTAGCCTGGCATTTACACGTTGACTTCTACGATGAAGCTGTAGCGAGAGAACAAAAGATTAAATTAATTCTAAGTTCTATCGCATGGCATAGAAGAAAGGGCACCGTTGGATTAGTAGAAGAAGCTATCGGCGAATTGTATTCAGAGTGTGAGGTTGTGGAAAACTGGGCTTATGATGTAGGCAAGCCTTATCATTTTAAGCTACAGATGTCAGGCTATATGATGACACCTAATATTCGAGAGCGCGTGCTTCGTATATTGGAATTCGTTAAGAATAAGCGGTCTTGGCTGGATGGTATCGAATATGTGCACGCTATCAATTCAGGCGGTGTGTATGTTGGAGGTATTGCAACGGCTGCGGGCAGTGCTGTAGCTGAACCTAGCCTTACAATCGCGACAGGCCCACAAACGCAACAGCTTTATATCGGTGGCGTAATTACCGTTCACCAATTTATTCATATATAGGAGGTTTACATGGCGAAATATCCTGCCGTCATTACTACAATGGCGGGGACAAATACTATTGCGGAAGCTAATGCTAGTAAGCAAGCTTTGATCTTTACAAAAATCGTTATCGGTGCAGGCGATATGCCCGCATCAATTCCACGCGCTACAGCGTTGACTGATAAGCGCTTAGAATTAGCGATTACTAAAAGCGTTAAGACAGGCGATGGCCAATTCATGGTACAAGGCTTACTCTCGAATAAAAACCTTGAAGCCGGTTTTTACGCACGAGAAATCGGGCTCATGGCAAAAGCCGGTGAGAATGGACAAGAGGTGCTATTTTCTTACACAAATGGGGGTAACTATGTTGACTACATCCCTGACAAGAATACGCCGATGGATAGCTACACATTCACAATTACTACCGTAATTGGCAACGCTGAAAAGGTGCAAGCGATTATTTCCGATAATGGAGTAGCATCTGTCCACGATTTGGAAGCGCATAATACGGATCCGGGGGCACACGGCGGACTGCTTCAAAATTTAAAAGGGCAATTAGTTACTCATAATACAGATATTTCCTCTCATCCAGCTATAACAGCTATGATTGCAAAAATCCTTGGCGCGACTAACTGGCGGGAAAATCCAGCCGCTACTTTGAAAGATATAAAAAATCTTCTCGGAATGGGCGGCATCGTGGCCCAAAGGCTTGAAGAGAATGGGTTTGTTAAGTTTGCCAATGGATTCACTATCCAATGGGGATACAAGAAAAGCGTATACGTGTATGATGGAACAACTTATCCTATTACCTTTCCTACTGCTTTTGATAATGAGTGTTCAGGCGTTTGGCCATCAATAGAACACAAAACATCTGTAGGAGGTAATGAGGTATTCTATCATACCAATAAAAGCACAACAGGATTTACTCTTATTGCTGATGCGAGTCATGCTCCCGCTACTGTTGATGGTGTTGTATATTTAGCTATTGGACATTAAGCAGAAACACCAAAAGAAAATACGCTACATTTGATATTGGGATACTTAAATACATTATCATTCGTGAACCATACTTTGAATTTTAATTGGTCATATTCGGTGATTAAATTCCAATCTGCTTCACGTGGATTTTTGTATTCAGCCTTAGCAAAAAAGCAGGTAGAATAAGGAATTATCCAATTATGATATTGTCCATCCTCACCACTTACTCCCCATTGGTTCTATGGCAATAATTCAATGGCTTTGCGTAACTCACGCAATTCCTTATGTGTATAAACTTTTGTAGTTATATCACCATGTTTATGCCCAAGAATAGCACGAATAGCAGTAGGTGATGCACCATACTTATCTAGTAGAGTAGCTAATGTATGACGGCAGTCATGAGTTGAATGGGAACAGTTGATAACCGTCATTACTGATTTAAACTGCTTGCTAAATTGAGCATAAGAAACAGGTAATATTTTATCTGATGTATTGTGATATAAGGTTGTAACTATTGGCAATATTCGATTATGAATAGGGATTAGACGATTACGGCCAGCCTCAGTTTTGGATTGACGAATTATAAGGCATCTAGTTCGGAGGTTAATATCTGTCTTACGTAATGATAACAATTCGCCACATCTCATTCCTGTATATAGGAGTATTAAAATGCCATATGTATCGGAAGTATCAAGACACCACAATCGGTTAATTTGTTGACGAGTGAATGGCTTATGGGGATATACGCTAACATCATGGCCAAGGTTTAGGAAGGAAGTGTAATCTTTAATATCAATATCATTAACAATTGCATATTTAGATAATAATGAAAGTAATGTACGCACCTTCTTGGCAGATGCATAGGAAAGACCATTATCTCTCATATTATCAATAACGCATTGCATATCAGAATATTTAATTAAGTTAATAGGAATATTAGCAATTGATTGAATATGATCATAGGCAATGCGATATGATTCAATGGCTGACTTACTCACGATTCCAATGCGAGTAGGCGGCCATTTTTCGTACAAACTTTTAAACGTTTCGGCACACGCACTTTTGCGGTGCATGCGAAGATACACATTTCTTGGGTAGTGCTTAATGGTACTATTCATTGTTATATCCTTTCATTAATTAGGAGGTATATATGAATAATTATATCCATGTACTTGGTGC